CATAACGACCATTGTTAGCTAGATACATATTATCTAACTGACCACGAATAAGGGTAGACTTAATTAACTGAATGTCCATAGTCAAGTCAGCATAAGAACGACCAATATGTCTATGTGGCATTATCATTGGAGTGATACATGCAAAAGGAACAACCTCAGTCTTTTCTTTATAAAGAACTGTGTTGCCTAAGATAACTACTCTATGACGTTCACCATCTATTTTAATATAAGTGTCTTTAACTAATGCTTCACCTGACTCAATAGCTCTATCGTATTCTTCATCATAGATATCACGTGCATTAGACTCTTCTTCAAACGTATCACGAAGGTCTGACATAATAGACTTGATGTATTCTAGTGGCTTATTAAATGCCTTTGCAATGTCAGCTAACTGCATCACTTCTCTATGTTGAACAAAGCGTGCATCTTTTAGATTAGGACCAGTAACTTCTACAGACACCATAATGCTTTCAGGTGCTACGTTCTCAATCTTAATCTCTGTCTTCTTTTCTGTAACCTTGAGCTTAACATCATGTAACATAGGTTGCATAATAGTAGCAGGGTCTACACCATTCATCATAGCTTGCTGATAAATAACATCCATGTTGACAGTTGGGTCAGGATAGCCAGTATGCTCTAACACTTCTGTATTCTCATCTGAAGCCAACATCTGTAGTTGTGCGTCAGTTAAACCTTTGTAATCGTATTCCTCTACTTCTTCTTCATCTTCAGAATAAACTTTTACATAGCCATTCTTAGAGAGTAGTGCGTCTTTAAACCATACATAGAATGTCTTAAACCCTTCGTTCTTTTCCATAACGACATGGTTAATGTAATCTGTTTCTTGCTCTGCTGCGTCTTGGTCTTCAGGACCTTTAGGGTCAAACTGAACAACCTTATCACCAGCTACAAAGACTTTTAAGAGTTGTGGTAATGCAGCTTCAATCGTATCTTGTACGTCATAGCTAATTACTTGTGAACGACCTTCTTCTTCGTTACCAAATGGTTGACCTAGGTAATAATCAATTGCATCTGCTCTATCATTAGATAGTGAAGAGTCATTGACACCATAAGCCATACTCTCTTCAAGTTCTACTTGAGCTATGATTTCCATGTCTTGTAACTTTGCCATTAAACAATCCCTTTAGTATTATATTGTATCTTCTCTTTAGACCATGATTCGTTCTTCATAGCCTCTATAGAGGTACATAAGTATCTGAATGCGTCTGCTCCATGGCTGTATTCATCATGCAATGGCGCACCAGGTTCGTTGGTTGCAGAGTTTATACTTCTGCGATAATTCTTTAAACATTCAACAAGTCTTTGTGCTGACTTATCAAAGTATATACGGTGGAAGTTCATACGTGCTAACTTAATACCAGACTCTATGTCTGCTTTAGGCACGATACGTATATCCCATCCTAACTTCTTCATAATCTCTTCTGCTGATATACCATGCTTAAAGTCTTTAGACTGTCCGTCATGTGGTAAGAACATTGTACCCCAGTTATAGGATAAGTTCTTTAGTTGTGCAGAATAGCTATCTAATGTTCTGTGGTCATCTTCTATGTAACCAATGACTCTTAAATCTGATATACCTTTTTGGCATAGGATAACTGACATGCTGTCATTCCAACCTAAGTCCATTACTACATGAACTTTCATCATAGGGTCATAAGGTACAGTTGTGATACGACCAGCTTCTTGTGCTTCACGTATCTCGTTAGAGTATATAGCACCATCTACAGCAGCTTTACAATCACCTTCCCAGATGTTTGCATAGTCAGGGTTAGTCTTCTCGCTATGTAGACGTTCTATCTCTAGGACTTCAGGGAACCAAGGATTGTCAGTATAGTTTACTTTAACAACCTTAGCGTTCTCTGGTGGTTCTACCACGAATCTTATATATGTATCGTCTGTATCTATATTAGGGTTGAATGATACCCATATCTCTGAATTAGGTTTACGTATTGTAGGAATCAATATATCCCATGACTTCTTACTAACAGTCTGGGCTTCCTCTATCCATACGCAATCCACACCTTCGTATGATTTTATTGACTCAACCGTATTGTTTGCTAAACCTGTAAATACAAATAAACTACCGTTAAGACCACGTATCTCTGCTTCTAGAACTTCATAGAAAGCTCCTAGACCTAATGCTTGTATTTGGTCTGTTAATAATTGATGCACAGACTGACGAATACTACGTTGTATTTCTCTAGCACATAAAACACGTGTTGGCTCATTAGCTGCTTTTATAAGCAATGCTCTAGCAAAAGACCAGCTTTTCCCTGAACCTCTACCGCCATAAGCTACTTTGTATCTATGTGGCTCAAATAAGAAGTTTAATCTATCAGGAAATGTTGCATTAACCTTCATCTTTAGGCTTTACAAAGTCTATTGCAATGCTTATAGGTAAGTTAGAACCATCTAATCCTGTAATTTCTGTAGTTGCTACTGATTTGCCATCCATTCTGTCAAAGACTTCTTTGATAGCTGATACATCACCGCTCTCTGCTTTAGCTACTAATGCTTCTGTTACATTACGTAATCTAATAGCTTCTTCTTGTATTAATACACGTCTAAGTGTATCTGCTGCTAACCTATTGATTTTACTAGAATGAGTGTTGCCCTTATTTACTTCTGAGCTACGTTCTGCTGCTAGTTTTTTGCGTTCTTCGTTGTCCATTGTTATGCAACTCCTTATAGGTTGGTTGCCCTCTGTTATAGTTCTGAGTCTTTGTTGTTACCCTTGAGTGGGTATATCATTCTTTGGTATGTATCCCACCATTCTTGACTATAGTCTGTAGACTGATAGTCTTTAAAGCATGGTGTGCCTAATGTGTGATGCACTAACTTAGCATCTTTATTATATTCGTATTCTGTTTCTAGCCAATTCCATGTATCGTCTAGCTTGCCTACTTGTTCTTCAGGATATTTAAGCCATTCAAATCTATGTAAGTATTTACCTGTTTGTTCTTGTATAAACTGAGGTGTTAGTTTTTTGTTTAGCCAATGTGAGCAATTCCATAACATAACGCTTGACCAGTTCTTTTTAGGATAGTCTTCGTTCTTTGCACCTAAGTATTTAACTGGATGCTTTGTTGTGTAGTTATGCTTTACAACTTTAATTGCTTCGTCTATATCAAAGTTAGCTAGTATCTCCGCTATATCTGTTCGGCAAATCATATCGCCATCAACAAATAGTGCGATACCTTTAAAGTTGTTTAGATATGGCACTAGAAAGCGTGAATAGATAAATGCGTTACTACCGTCTGTATGTGTTTCTTTGTAATCTTTTAAAGTGTTTAGTGCTAGTGGTGTAAAACTTACCGGTATAGATGACTTCTCTATAACTGACTGGCAAAAGTTATGATAAGCAATTGGCTCTACCTTGCCATCATATCCTACATATATATCTAGTTTTACCACTTTACTTTGTTTGCCCAAAAAGCGGCACTCATTTTTCCTTTAGCTATGTTTTTAGCGTGTCTTGCCTTAAATGACTTTGCTCTATCTGTATTTGTTTTGTCACCACTTACGCCTTTTTGACCAAAGCGTATAAGTTTTTCTTGGTCACCATCTTTAGCTAATACTGCATGTGATTTAGTAGGATGATTAGGCGTTCTCTTAGGTTTATTATAACCAGAGAATGTTTCTTTGCCCTTCTTAATCATTTCTTCTTAGCTTTTATGTCTTTATAATGCACTAGCTTCTTAGATGAAGGTGTGTGTACTTTACCTGTAAATAATCCACTAGCCATTTTATGAGTAGCACCAGTCCACTCTGTGCCATTAGGCAAGTAATGTTTAACGCCTTTCATTTCTTTGCTTTCTTAACAGGCTTTGCTGTTTTAGCTGCTTGTTTAAATTGCATAGCTGTAGGTGCGCCTTTAGAGCCAACTTTCCTCATCTTTTCACCTGAGCCTGCTTTGATTCTTGCTCTCTTGGCTGCAATATTTGCATAAAGACCTGGTTTAGTAGCCACTTTTCATGCCTTTCTTTGCAGGTTTAGCAACTGCTTTTTTAGCTGTTTTCTTAGCGTATGATTTAGCTTCTTTTTTACCTTTTTCTGTGTAGGCAAACTTCATTTTTCCGACCATTGGCATGATTATTTCCTTTTCTTTTTATTTGCCATTGCAAGACCAATTGCAATAGCTTGTTCAGGGTTTGTAACTTTCTTAGATGACTTACCCATGTTTAAAGTTCCTGCTTTAAATTCCTTCATTACTTTCTTTACTTTGGCTGCTTTGCCCTTCATCATTGCTTTCATCTAGTTTCCTTAACTTAATAAATCGGTGGTCATATCTACAGTCGTTACATAGCGGATACTCGGTAGAGTCAAAAGGTTCACCGCATTGGTTGCATATTGTTACTGAGAATGTCATATAAAAGAAAAAGCCCAACCACGGAGAGAGTGCAGTCAGGCTTTTTTGGGATTACGTTATTAACGGACAGGAGTTGTCCAACAAATAGCATTATAGCAAACTTTATAAGAATAGTCAAGAACTTTATGCGTTTATTCTTCTTCCTGCCATAGTAAGTAAGTTATCGTAAGCCATTTCCAATTGCCAATGGTGGGCTATTTTTGGTTTAGCATCTAAGTATCTAGTATAAATAGCGTCTCGTTGAGGTTTATCTAAGCTATGTATGATAGCGTCTATAGTGCGTAAGTTAGACATGTCCTGAGCAGAACACATCTCTGCAAATGACTCACTTGTACTTTCGCCACCTGAAGACATGCCTATGCTTTTAGATGGATAACCTAACCTATGGTTATCTGACTTCATCCATAAAGCCCAATCATCCAAAATAGATAGTAAACGCTCCATACTAATCATATCTACCTAACGTATAAGTTATGCTTTCCCCAAATGTTTCTTGTGTAGTCTTTTGCTGTAAGTTGTGTTTAGCATCAGCTCCATTATGAATTGTAATGCTTTTTATCTGTGCATCTGTAAAGTTTGCTGTGTGTCCAAATATAGCTTGTAGTGGATGTGGTTGCGGAACGTAATAGTGCATAAGCCTATTGTCGCTGTCTTTGTATGCGTATAACAATCCTTCCATCTTCATAGCTACAAGCAAGTTTTTAATAGTGTGATAGTTAGCGTCTACATGTTCAGCTATTGCTTTGATAGTTTTCGGCTCTGTAAGGTAAGCTATTATTTTATCTTTGTTACTCATGACACATCCTTAACTTTACAATGCCATTTTTTCTTATCGTCTTGATGCCAACCATGCACATGAATAGTCCAACCAGCATCACGAACAAGACCTACGTTTTCATGGTCTGCTATCTTTTTTACTCTAGCTGACATATTTGTTGCTGTAGTTGTTTGCACAGCCAATGTTTCTTTTTCTTTTAATGCTAGTATGTCTATAAAACCAAATAAATCTTGACGTATCCTTGCAAAACTATTCCAGTACTCTACTACTTGAACAGTATATCCTTCTTCTCGTAATTTTTTAAGACTTAACTGCGTTGGGCTAGTTGCCATCAAATTGACTTTCGTTAGGTTTAGATATTCCGTCTATAAATCTTTTCTCTACACTACCAGTAGACTTATTAAGTTCGTATTCATAAGCATGTGGCGATACATCATCACTGTTCTTTTTCTTTTTAAATATCTTATCCCAATTATCTTGTGCTTCTTGTTCAGAAATTAACAATGGTCTTCTTCCAGAACCCTTACCCATTATTTATCCTTTCTTGTTGTAGTTTCTCATATTCTTTGTTCAGCTCACAGCCTAAGTATTGTCTGCCATGTTGCAATGCAACTTGTGCAGTTGTGCCGCTTCCCATGAATGGGTCAAATACAATATCACCTTTTTTACTTCCAGCTAATATACAAGGCTCAATTAATTCTTTAGGAAATGTAGCAAAATGTGCGCCTTTGTATGGTTTAGTATTAACAGTCCATACACTACGTTTATTTCTCATACCATCATAAATTTTATATTCA